CGTAAATCTTAATTTACAACACCTATTAATGGACATACAGGATGTTCGTAGTCGTATTAATGGTAGTTTTTATGCTGATTTGTTTCTTATGTTGGCAAATGCTACTGACACACGCATGACAGCAACAGAAGTAGCAGAACGTCACGAAGAAAAACTGCTTATGTTAGGGCCAGTATTAGAAAGATTGCACAATGAGTTGTTAGATCCATTAATTGATATAACTTTTGACAGGATGGTAGAAGCTGGACTAGTACCACCAGCCCCAGAAGAGTTGCAAGGCATGGAATTAAACGTAGAATTTGTATCTATGTTGGCACAAGCGCAACGTGCTATTGGTACAAACAGTGTAGATAGGTATGTAAACAGTATGGGTATGGTTGCACAGATGAAACCTGATGTATTAGACAAGTTTAATTCTGATGCATGGGCAGATGGTTATGCTGATATGTTAGGTGTAGATCCTAATTTAATAGTAAGTGGCCCACAGGTAGCAAAAATACGTCAGGCAAGAGCAGAACAGCAACAAGCAATGGCACAACAAGAAGCACAAAATCAAGCTGCTGAAAATATGGCAAAATTAGGTAAAGTAGATGCAGGTAATGCTATGGACATGATGAACCAATTTAGCGGTTACAACTCACCATCACCATTAGAGGTATAAAAATGGATTTAATTGATCTAAAAAAAGACGCACAACCTATAGATAGCGAGGAAATGTACGATGAACCGATGTATAGCTACGGTTTATGTATATCTTTAGGTAGAGAAGAACTAGAAAAACTAGGTATAGAAAAATTACCAGAAGCTGGTAGTGAAATGATGATTAAAGGTTTGGCATATGTCAAAACTGTTAGAGAAAGTAAAGAAAAAGATGGTGTAGAACAAAATGTAGAGTTACAAATAACTGCAATGGGTATAGAACCATTTGATAAAAGTGGTGATCAGGCAGAAGGATTGTATGGAGAAAAGGCAGCAACACCTCCTCCCAAGGCGCAACCTGTTGCTGATACATCAACTTACCTAGCATAGGAGGTTTTATGCCACAAAAATCAGCAGACAACTTTGGTTATGGCAATATGTCAGCCGAGTTTAGAATGAAATACAAAAAAATGTTAGAACAACATAATAAAAAAGAAAAAGAAAAGAAAAAAAATAAAACCAAACAAGAAAAATTTGCAAACAAACTATACGGAGCTACAAACAAATGAGTCTTTACGAAAACATTCACAAAAAACGCAAAAGAATTAAAGAAGGTTCTGGCGAACGGATGAAAAGAAAGGGAGAAAAAGGTAGACCTACTGCAAAAGATTTTAAAGATGCTGCAAAAACTGCAAAGAAAATGTATCCAAAACAGAATTAGGTGTAACCGTAACCTTGGTATCACTAGATATATTGGTTTATGAGCGAATACAATCCTCTCGATCTCAAAGGTCAACAAAAATCTAAAGACAATAAAAAGTCTGCGGAAAGAATTGACCGCCAAAATGAAGAGTCGGATATTAAATGGCTCATGAGCAGCAAGAGGGGTCGCAGATTAATCTGGAGACTTCTGGAGCAAGCAGGTGTTTTTCGATCATCGTTCAACACTAACGCAATGGCAATGTCATTTAGCGAAGGTAACAGGAACTATGGTTTGCAAATACTTAACTTAATCCACACTCTCTGTCCTGAGTTATACCCGACAATGATTAAGGAGCAAAAAAATGTCAGAGATGCTGATGACGGAAGCCAACCAAACAAATGAAGGCAGCGAACAACAGCAACCAGTAGATACTGCTACTAGCGAGCAAACTACTGAAACACAACAGCAAGCTGAAACACAGGATCAACAAGTTTCGGATGAAACCACTGTTGAAAGTGAAACTAGCGAATCAGAAGCACCAGAAGGTGCGCCTGAAAATTACGAGTTTAATCCAAAGGTGGCTGACGCACCGCAAGAACTCGACCCCGAAGTCTTAACTGCATTCGGTGATGTCGCTAAAGAACTAAACCTGTCGCAAGAAGCTGCACAAAAGGTATTAGACAAGGTAGCACCTGTCGTTCAAGCTAAACAAGCTAAAGCCTTAGAAGATGCAAAAGCTGGATGGGTCAATGATTCACAATCAGATGAAGAATTTGGCGGTGAAAATTTTGATGCCAATCTAAAAACTGCAAAATCTGCTTTAGATACGTTTGGTAATGATGCCTTGAAGTCGCTGCTCGTTGAAACAGGCTTTGGAAATCACCCTGAGATAATCAGGTTTATGTACAGAGCAGGTAAGGCAATCAGTGAAGATAGTTATATCGGTAATTCTGAGGGTGCTGATTCATTAAGAACAAGTGGCCCAAAGGATTTTAACGCTATAGCAAATTCATTGTATTCAAATCAGCAAAACAAGTAAGGAGTTATTAAATGGCTACTCTCTCAACCTCAAATTTAACACTAGCGGATTGGGCAAAAAGATCTGACCCAGACGGTAGAGTTCCAATCGTTGCAGAATTACTATCACAAAGCAACGAAATACTAGATGATTGTGTGTTTAAAGAAGGTAATTTACCTACTGGTGAACGTGTAATTATTAGAACTGGTTTACCATCAGTTTATTTCCGTGCATTAAACCAAGGTATTCCCGGCAGCAAATCAACAACTGCTCAAGTTGATGAGGCTTGTGCAATTCTTGAAGCACGTTCTGAAGTAGACAAAGACTTAGCAATGTTAAATGGTAACACTGCACAGTTCCGTTTATCTGAAGATACTGCGTTCTTGGAAGCAATGAACCAGACTCAAGCTGAGACTATGTTTTATGGTAATCCCGGAACAGATCCTAAGAAATTTCTAGGTTTAGCACCAAGATACGGTGATCTTTCCGCAGATAATGCTGTAAACATTCTTGATGCAGGTGGATCAGGTTCTGATAATGCTTCTGTATATCTAGTTGTTTGGGGCGATCAAACTGTATATTGTCCTTTTCCTAAAGGATCTAAAGCAGGTTTAACTCACGAAGATCTTGGCGAGCAAACTGTATACAACAGTGACGGTACAAGATTACAGGCTTTTGCTACTCGTTATCAGTGGAAAAATGGTCTTGTTGTTAAAGATTGGAGATACGTTGTTCGTATTTGCAACATCGACATTTCTGACCTCCTTGCAAGCTCTAACACTCAAACTGCTGCTGCATCAACAAATTTAATTAAGTTAATGGCTAGAGCATTGTACAGAATACCAAACATGGCAATGGGTAGAGCAGCTTTCTATATGAACAGAACAGTTCATTCTGGAATGTCTATTGCAGCACTTGATAAATCACAAAACGTCTTGTCAATACAAGAAGGTTTATCACAGTTTGGATCAGCACAAAGCTACTTATCATTCTTAGGCGTACCTCTAAGAAGAGTGGATGCGTTGATTAACAGCGAAGCTCGTGTTGTTTAATTAATTTATTAACAAAGGAGATTAAAAATGATTACTGATTCATTACTCAGAGTAAGTGAAGATCAAGCACTTACAACAACTGCTGTATCTACTAACACTGTAGATCTAGGAACTGCTAGAGACATAGGTGAAGGTACTGCATTGTATATGAACTTTGCTGTTACTACTGCATTAGCAAATGGTACAAGCGTAAAGTTTGAAGTTATTTCTAGCGCAAATGCTAACTTGTCTAGTCCTACTGTTATTGGTAGCAGCGATGCAATCCTTACAGCAGCACTAACATTAGGCAAAAACGTAGTAGTACGTTTTAACCCAGATATTGCTGGCAAAGGCCAGAGATATATTGGTGCTAGATACACAATTGCTGGTACTTTTAACGCTGGTAAAGTTACTGCTGATATAGTAGAAACAATCGGTGACGGTAGAAAGTTTTATGCTTCTGGTTTTACCGTAGCTTAATAAGGAGAATCTATGCCTATTTACAGAGCTAAAGTCAAGTGTTTCGTTGGTCAATCCATGCGAGAACCTGATGAAGAGTTTGAATATAACGGAGAGTTCAATAGTAATATTGAATTAGTTGGTGGAACTGAACCTGATTTACCTGTGGCGTCAAACACAACCGTATTGTCAGAAGACGTTCAGCCAACTACTCAATCAATTGATTATTTATCAATGACTAAAGCAGAACTTGAAGTTTATGGTCGTTCTATTGGTATTGAACTTGATAGAAGACAAACAAAAGAAACTCTTATTAGTCAACTTGAAGCAGCAAGTAAGTAGGCATTGGTTTTCTTATTTACACACTGGGGGCTAGTAGTATAACTGCTAACCTCCCTTTTTTTTAGGAGATGTCATGGCAACTGAAGTAGATATTTGCAACCTTGCCCTAGCAAACTTGGGTGATGATGCAACAATAGCTACGCTATCCCCACCCGAAGGATCAGCACAAGCAGAAAAAGCTGCACGTTTTTATCCAATAGCAAGAAACAGTTTGCTGGCAATGCATACATGGTCTTTTGCATCTAAAAGGGGTAGTTTAGCTTTAACTACTAATACTTTAGATCAATGGGATTATGCATACGCAGCACCTGCTGACATGATGTCGGCTGTTGCAATAATATCTCCAACGGCACAAAATGATTATGCTACAAGAATGTCTGCTGGTGATACTCCCGGTGGTATAACATCTAACTATGCGCCAACAATTGTAGCCGGACAATATACACCACAACAATTTGCAATAGAAGGATCATATATTTATACAAATCAAGAAAATGCAATGTTGAGATACCAAGCATTAATAACTGATTCTACTTTATTTCCACCTTTATTTATTAATACATTATCTTGGCATTTAGCATCAATGCTTGCAGGGCCAATAATAAAAGGTGATCAAGGCATGGCAGAAGCAAAACGTTGTATAGAAATGATGCAAGGATATTTATCTAGCGCAAAACAAGCAGATAATTTACAAAGAGATATAACAATAGAACATATTGTTCCTTGGACATCTGGGAGATAGATTATGCCAACTACACGCACATTTTCTAAAGCATTTTCGGCAGGTGAAATATCGCCAGAAATGTTTGGGCGTATAGATGATGCTAAATATCAACAAGGTTCAGCAAAAATGCGTAATTTTATTGCTAAACCACAAGGGCCAGCACAAAATAGACCGGGATTTAAGTTTGTAAAAGAAGTTAAAGACAGTACAAAAGCTACAAGATTGTTGTCATTTACTTTTAATACTGTGCAAACTATGGTTATCGAAATGGGCCATGAATATTTTAGGTTTCATACACAAGGATTAACCCTGCAATATGTAGATGGGGCAGCATGGAACAGTGGAACAAACTATACAGTGGGAGATATAGCGTTATATAACGGTGTAAATTATTACGCTAAAACAGCGCATTCTAATAGTCAGCCACCAAATGCTACCAATTGGTATGCGTTACCTGCTGATATGACATATGAAATACCTTCGCCATATCAACAGGATGCACAAGATCAAGAATTATTTGATTTGCATTATGTACAATCTGCTGACGTTATGACGTTAGTACATCCAAATCATCCACCAAGAGAACTAAGAAGATTAGGCGCAACAAAATGGGAACTTAAATTAATTGATTTTGGTAGTCCTATTTCAGCACCGGGAGGAGTTAGTGTAGCTGCATATATACCTTCATCTGCCAGTATTAACACTGATACTTATCAAGCACACGAATATGTAGTTACTTCTATTGCAGCAAATTTAGTAGATGAAAGCGCACAATCTAGTTCTGCATCTGTCAATAATAATATTTTTGTAACTGGTGCAAAAAATACAGTAACTTGGAATGCAGTAGCTGCTGCTGATAGATATAGAGTTTATAAAAATCAAGGTGGTATATATGGATTTATTGGAGAAACTACTGCTACAACTATTATTGATGACAACATAGGGCCAGATTTTTCTGTAACGCCACCAATATATGAAAATGATTTTGTAGGAAGCGGTAATTATCCCGGTGCTGTATCTTATTTTGAACAACGCAGAGTGTTTGCTGGTACAAATAATGCACCGCAAAATATATGGATGACTAAGTCAGGTACTGAAAGTAATATGTCTTTTGGTTTACCTATACGAGATGATGACCGTATTGAGTTTAGAGTTGCTGCTCGTGAAGCAAATACTATTAGGCATATAGTTCCACTAACAAACTTACTTATGCTTACAGGGTCAGCAGAGTGGCGTGTAACTTCTGTAAACAGTGACGCTATAACACCTACGTCTATATCAGTAAAACCACAATCTTATGTTGGTGCAAACAATGCACAACCAGTAATTGTTAATAACAGCATGGTTTATGCTGCATCTCGTGGTGGCCACGTTAGAGAATTAGGTTACAACTGGCAAGCTAATGGTTTTATTACAGGTGATGTATCAATTAGAGCAGCACATTTATTTGATAATTTCGAAATTGTAGACATAGGTATGGCAAAAGCACCATTGCCTGTAGTTTGGTTTGTAAATAATCAAGGTTTATTATTAGGACTTACATATGTACCAGAACAACAAATAGGTGCATGGCATCAACATGACACTGATGGTTTATTTGAAAGCGTAGCAGTAGTTTCTGAAGGTGCAGATGATGTAGTTTATTGCGTTATTAAAAGAACTATTAATGGTGCGACAAAAAGATATATAGAACGTATGGGAACAAGAATATATGCAACTCAACGTGATAGTTTTTTTGTTGATTCTGGCTCTACATATGATGGTACAAATACAGATAATTCTCGCACTGTAACTATTTCTGGCGGTACAAACTATACAAGAGGTGAAAGCGTTACAGTGACAACTAACTATAATTTATTTCAAGCACCGCCAAGTGTAGCTGATGTAGATGATGCAATAGTTATAGTAGATGGAACAGATACATATAGGTGTGTAATTATATCTACTACAAGTGCAACCGTAGCAACTGCAAGATTAGAAAGAGATTTGCCAGCACCTTTACGAAACACAGGATTAACATCATATGAAGTTGCAAGAAATACAATATCAGGTTTAAATTATCTAGAAGGTAAAACTGTAAGCATATTGGCAGATGGTGCAGTACATCCACAAAGAGTAGTAAGTAGTGGCACAATAGTTTTAGAACGTGCTGCCAGTGTTGCTCATATAGGTTTGCAATATAATAGTGATTTGCAAAGTTTACCTTTAGCTTTGCAAGTAGAAGCATTTGGTCAGGGTAGAGTAAAAAATATAAATCATGTCTGGTTAAGAGTATTAGAATCTTCTGGTATTTTTGCTGGCCCTAGTGCAGACAAATTAATAGAAGCAAAACAAAGAACTACAGAACCGTATGGTGAACCACCAAGATTAAAAACACAAGATATAAAAATTATGTTAACTCCTACTTGGCAAGACAATGGCCAGTTATTTGTACGACAAACTGATCCATTACCATTGACAGTAGTTGCATTAACTTTAGAAGTAACTATTGGTGGATAGTGTAACCGTAAACAAGTAACCTATATGTATATTATTAAAATAGGTACTTTGTTGAACTAATGGCAACAGGTTGGTCAAGTTTAGGATTAGGAGATAAATTAGGTCTTGGATTAGGTATTACAAGCACACTTACTGGCATGATTAGTGCTAGGTCTGCTGCTAATACTGAGAAATATAAATTAAAAAGTCAGGCGTTAAATCTTGAGCATCAGCGTGACATGGCGAAGCTCAACAGACGTATGCTGGAAAGTCAAGCGCAACATATAGCAAGAGCATATAACAAACGATTGCAAATACAAACTTTAAGAACAGGTCAGCAAATTTCTAAATCTAAAGCATCATTTGCTGCAAGAGGTATACAGATGGGTGTTGGTAGTACTGCAAATGTTTTTGCCAGTGCTGAATTAATGAAAGAAATAGATAGGTTAACTTTAAACACAAACAAAGTAAGAGCTATGAATGCACAAAGAACTCGTGCAGTTGGCATTGGTATACAAGGAGATATGCTTGGTGTATCAGCTAACAATATGTTTAGTACTGCTTCGTCTATTAGTCCGTTTATGAATATGACTAGTACGTTGTTAACAGGCGCAACCAACATTGTTGGTAATTTACCCGAAAGTTTTTTTGGTTAATTAATTATGGCAACAGTACCTTTAACACCATCTGAAGGATTAGAAATTGGATCTGCTCCACAATTTAGTAGTGGCAGAATAGAACCTATACAAGATACCGTTACTGATGATTTACAAAATTTTGCTAAAGCACAACAAAACGTATCTGCAATTGCTTTTAAATTACAAGATGAATTTAACGATGCTGAATCAAAAAAATTATATAACGAATTTTACAATGAATTAGAAGCAAGTACTAATAATTATTTAACTACTAAAGGTTTTGATGCAGTAAAAACTGTTAATAAAGAAGAAGGAAAATCTGCTTTTGATGTTGTTAATAACAATAACAATGATTTATTAGCTAAATATGCAGAGTTAGCAAGTAATGGCGAAAGTAAATATTTGTTTGAAAATATGGCATCAGTTTCTTTAAATTCTGCGACTAATAAAATGACGCAGCATTCTATTAAGCAACAACGTTTAGCGCACGAAAACGAAGTAAAAGCTAGTCTTGAAATTTTAAAAAGTGAAGCAAAAGCTAATTATGCAACTTGGAATGATCCTAGTGGGCCATTTCAATTGCATTATGCTGGTGGTTTAGAAAAATTAAAAGAGCAAGCAATATTAAAAGGTTGGAATATAGATCCTAATGCTATAGACGCAAACGGAAAACAAATACCAATTAGTGAACAATATATAAAATCAATAAGGGAATATAACGATGAAATATATGAAGATCTTATAGACAAACTTACTGAAGATGCAGAATTTGGTGAAATTGAAAGATTATTTTTAAAATTAAATCCAGTATTAAACGCAAAAAAAGCCAAAGAATTAGAAACAAAAGTAGAACAAAAACATAGCGAACATAATCAAGGCGTTATCAATGACACACTTATTGCTAATAATAGTAATCAAAACAACGGAAAATTTTTAGATCAAGCTAATACAATATTTGCTTTAAGCAGCAACAACACTACATCTAATGGTATTGGTGGATCAGTAAAGGATGGTTTTAATAGTAATGATGAAGCTATTGATATTACTGGTAGCCAAAGAAATGAAAGAATAGAACTATTACAACAAATTGTAAGTACGTCTAATGTTTATAAAAAAATGATACCGCAACACCAATTGACCCATGTGTTTGCAATACAAAAATTAGGTGTAAGTAAAGCAGATTCGTTATATAGAAAAGCAGAACGAGAATACGATTTGCCTGAGTTTAAAAATACATTTCCAGACAATAAAGCAGGTCGTAGACAATATGCAGCAGCTAAGAAAAAATTTGAAGAAGAATTTTTAAAAAATCCAGACAATGAAAAAATAATAAAAGCAGCAATATTAGATAAATACAATGAATTTGTTCTTGACGCAACAGGCGATAAATATAATAGATTTTATGGTGCGACAAAAACTATATTTCCAAACCCACCAAAAAGAAGTGATTTTGCAACTGGTGCGACAGGAGGTAGAGCATACAGTAAAGCTGTCAAAGAATTTTATCAAAATCCAGAAAATGCAACAAAAGTAAATCCCGGTGTTCGTACTGAAGATTTAGATTTTTTTACTGGTGAAAAAAGATTTGGAGGAAGAACTGGTGCAAAAGATTTTGCAGAAACAAAAGCAGATAAAGCAGAAATATATCAAAATAAAGTTGCTAATGATTTAGAAGTTTTAAAGAAAAATGTTGACTATGATTATAATCCAGACACAGACGAAACAATAATAGTTGATAAAGTTACAGGCTTACAACCAAAAGAAAAGTTAGTAGAAAAACTTAAAGATACAGTTATAGATGAGGAAGAATTAGATTATGCGTTAAAAGATTTAGATATCAAATACAGTAAAATAGAAAACAAAACAAGAGCTATATATAATCAAGCGTTTAATAACGCAAAAGAAATAGCATTTGCAGAGCCGGGAGGATGGCAAAATTTAATTGCTAATAATATTAATATTGATAATTTTACTAAACAAGATCAGGAAATATTAAAAAATGGACAGCCAGTAGAATCAGATGTAGATACAGAATTTGAATTAAAAAGTAATCCAGCAGAAGTTGCAACTAATTTAGAATCTCATAGTCACAAATTAAGTAATGGACAATATCTTGATTTAAAAAGATATGCAGATTCTTTAAGAAGTGAAGATTCTGTAGTAGAAGCAACAGGTAATGTAACCATGTTAAAAGCTACATTAGACAGATATGATATGGGCGATTTGTATACGGCTAAAAATAAAAATAAAAAAAGAAAATACATTCAGTTAAATGACGCATGGTTAAAAGAAATTAATGCACGACAAATAGCAAAAGGCAACCAAAAATTAACTTTAGGTGAAAAACAAGAAGCACTTGACTACATCTTGTTAACAGATTTAGTCAATGTAGATAATTTCTTTAGAGATGAAATAAATGTACCAATTAAATTAGTTGATTACGACAGGTTACAAGATGTTTATGTAGATATACCTTATAAAGGCGAAAACGTAAGAGTATTTACAAGTAAAATCGATGACAAAGTGTTGGGTTTAATAGAAGAATCTTTGGCTAGAGCAAACAAACCTAATACACAAAAAAATATTGCAGATTACTTTGTACGCAAAGGTCAACCTAAAAATGTTAATGAAGCGTTTGCTTACAGGGAGGAAGATTAATGCCAACAAATCCTTTTGATGATTTAAATTCTGTAGCACCAAGCCAAAACTATAGTCAAAAAAATCCATTTGATGATTTGTATGAACAAGAAAATAAAGAGCGTGAAGAAAAATTAAAACAAATTTTACATACAGTTTCTTCTTTAGATCCAGATAATACTGGCGAAGCACAAAAATTAGCAAACCGTTTAAATTTACCACCCGGAGTTGCATTAAATAGTGATACAACTTTAGAAATTTTAAAAGAAAGAAATAAACGACAAAATATAACTCGTTTAAATTTGGCACAAACAAATCCAATATTAATGCGTCATTTGACTGACCCTAATTTTGCAGCAATAGCACAAGACAATGTAGAGAGATTAAGTCTTATAGAAGGTGCATTTACTGGTATACAAAATTTTCCTGAAAATGCTAGGCAAGGATGGGAAAAGGGTAGGCTTATGGCTGAACAGGGTAAGCTAGGTTTTCAAAAAGCATTAAATGTAGATTTAGGAAAATCTAATGAAATAATAGATCAACGTATAGAAGAAATAGGTGTAAGGCTAGAAGAATTAGAAAGTGATGGATCTGGGTTATGGGAAAACACTTTTACTATAGGTGGGCAATGGTCTAAAACCATGCAAGAAGCGGTAAAGTTTGGTGTGGCTGGTGGAGCAACAGGTGGAACTTTAGGATTATTTGGTGGCCCATTTGCACCTATTACTGTTAAAGGTGGAATTATTACTGGATTTATATGGGGTATGACAACTGGTTCTGCCAAAGAAGGAACAATGATAGAAGCAGGTCATCAGTATAATGCTCTTATTGATATGGGTATTTCCCATGACGTAGCAAGAAACGTTGGTATATCAGTTGGTCTTGTTAATGGTGGATTAGAATTTGTAGGTATAAGCACAGTTGCAGCACCAATAAAAAGTTTACTAATAAGAGAGACTATGCAAGAAGTTAACAAGTCTCTAGTAAAACCTACTATGGTACAAGTTTTACGCAAAACTGGTACTGAAGTATTTCGTAGTTGGGCCACAGAAGTAGGTACTGAACAATTGCAAGAATTGGTAAATATTGCAGGTGAAGATTTTGCTAATTATTTTGAAGAAGGTGAATTTGAAAGTAAATTATTAACAGCAGAAGGTAGAACAGAAATATCACAAAGACTTGCTGCTGTGTTTGAAGTAGTTGCTACTGGTATGTTGCCACTTGCTGGTATTAGTGCAGGGCCTAGTTTTATAACTAATACAAGTAAAGCAAAAAAAGCAACAAAGGATGCTGCTTTTATTGATTCATTATCTACTTTATCTACTACAGACAAAACAAAAATTAGAAACCCAAATGCTTTTGAAACTTATGTACAGAATGTAGCTAGTGACAAAGACGTACCAAACATTTTTATAGACGCAGAAATATTAAATCAGCAGCTAAGAAGCAATGGTATAACTATGGAACAGTTGGAGTTGTTTTCTCCGCAAATAGCAAATGATTTGAAAGAAATAAATGCAACAGGTGGACAGGGAGATATTGCAGTACCAACAGGAACATATGCTGCAAAAATTGCTGGCACACAGTTAGGTCTTGCATTGCAACCACATATGCGTGTAACACAGGACAGCATGAGTGCAACAGAAGCTGGCCAGTTTGCAAATGAAAGAGAAACTCTTAGAGCAGAAGCAGAACAAGTTTTAAATGAACAAAAAGAATTGGCAGATGAATTAAGGAAAGACGCTAAAACTATAGAAGATAATATTACGCAACAATTAAAAGACGTTAAATTAAAAGCATTTACGCCTAATCGTATTAAATATTTAGCACCTTTAGTAAGAGATTTTGCAGTAGTTCAAGCAAATCAATTAGGAATAAAACCAAGTGAATTTTTTAGTAAATATTTTTACAACATAACTACTGACGATAAATTTAACGTATCGCCAGAACAAAAATTATTCAATCAGGACGGTTCAGTTAAATTAGACACACCTGAGTTTAAAAAGTTTTTTGGTAAATCAGTTTTAAAAAATGCTGACGGCACACCACAAGTTGTTTACCACGGCACTACAGACAGCATAAGTGAATTTAAATTAGATCATCCAAAAAGATTAGATACTGGTTGGTTAGGAACTGGAGTTTATGTAACTGATAATATTCTTTTAGCTAAAAGATATACAGAGTTAAAAAAATCAAGGATAAAACAAGGTCGTTTACCTGCTGGCCCAACAGATCCAATTATTATGCCTTTGTATGTACGTTTAGAAAATCCATACAATGCAACTTTAGACGATAAAGAATTAGTAAGGTCAGGACAGGTATCGGCAGATCAATTCAGAGACAACCTTATTGCAAAAGGACATGACGGTGCAATTATGCCCGGTGAAATGAAAGATGTTAGAGAAATAGTTGTATTTAATCCTAAAGCAGTTAAATCAACATTTAATAGCGGTACATGGGATACAGAGATAGCAAACATATATAAACAACAAGTACAAGAAATATTGGCACAAAGAGGTAAGCAAAAAAAAGGTAAACCAATACCACAGGCTGTATATCAAATAGCCAGAATTGTAGAAAATTTTGATTTTGCAGCTAGTAAACCATTTGCAACTAACCGGGATTTTAAATTAGAAATACAGAACCGTATAAAAGCAGAAGCAAAAAAAGCTAAAGTAAATGTTTCAGAATTTACTGTTGAAACAGAAAAATATCTTGTCAACACATTGTTAGATGATGCACGTTTTGCTTTGCAAGAGAATGCAAATGCTGTTGGTTGGTATAACGAAAAAGTTAGTAAAGCATTAGGTGTACTTTCTATAATTCATCCTGAGATTGCTACTGATGTTAAATCTAATTTTATTTTTAAATGGGCGTTAGCTGTTACATCTAACGGTATAAAAGTTGATAAAAACTTTGAATTAGCAGAACAAGCATATGCTTTCTATAAAGAAAATAATGTATTGCCAGAAGTGTTTGAATCAGGCGGTGAAGCTAGAGAAGCTATGGAAATAGCTTTTAAAAACATGAATAAATTATTAGATGAAAAACCTTTTGCAGAGTTAGAAGAATTTATGAGAACAATGCATACAGTAAGACAAGTACAAGAATATGTTGGAAAAAATAAAGACGGAAAACAAATAAAAGTAGGCGGTGGTTATGGATTAGATGAAATGGTTTATGGTGCTGCAATAGCAGGGCCTAAAATTGGTAATGGTTTTTTTGCAAATTTATATGGTAATTATGAACAGTTAACTATGGATAGATGGTTAATGCGTACATGGGGGCGTGTAACAGCTACATTAGTTACAGATAAAACAAAGCAAGCAAGAGTAAAACGTGATCATATACAACAAATTATTAGGTCATTAACAAAAGAACAAAAAAAGGCGTTTGAAACAATAATAGGTAGAAAACTTACATTAGGTGACATTGATAACGTAGCACTAGCAATTAAAAATGCATCAACAGTAAAAGCTAATCGTGTTGCTATGGCACAAATTGCAACATTTGCAGAAGATCCTAAACATGAGCAAATATTTTTAGACATAATGGGTCAACCTAGAAAAGGTGATAAGACATTAAGTCTTGGCGATTTATTGCGTAAAAGAGGTAATTTATTAGCTAAAGATAATGACGGTCAAAAAGAAGCACCAAGTGGCGCACCAGAAAGAAGAAATATTGTAAAAGTATTTACACAAGTATTGGAGACAATGCAACAAACAGAGCCAGATTTAACAATGGCAGATTTACAGGCACTAGTTTGGTATCCAGAAAAAAGATTATATGACTCAGCAAAATTAAAAGAGACAGCCGTAGAAACAGGTTATGCCGATAATGAAGCACCAGATTATGCCAATGCTGCGGTTGGTTTTGCTGCTAAACTAGGTATAGCAAATGACCTTATACAAACTAAATTACAGGAGGTTGATAGTGAGTTACAGTTACAATCCGATGAGCGTGCAGCAAGAACACAACGAGATGGTACAGGACGAGCAGATAACACAGATGTTGGAGGAACTTTCCAACAACAAGGAAGGATTGACGAAGACACAGGACTCCCCCTCAACGCAGACGGAACAGTTACTGTCTTCCACCACACCAACAGAAGAGCAGCAGAATCAATTAAGGCCACAGGTCAACTTAGAAGTGCTGGAGAACCTGATGTCTACGTTACCACCAGAGCTATCACAGATACTGGCTACGGTGATACCGCAGTTGCAATCAGGGTCGAACCTTCTCGACTTAGTCTCGATGATGAATTCCCTAACGGACGAAGAGATTACAGACTCTCAGTTGGAAAGCCTAGAGGATCTATTCAAGTAAAAGTAGGAGAATTTTTACAGCAACAAGAATCTAAAGGCCCTAGAGGACAATTTAGTCCGACAACATTAACAACAATACTTACACAAGAAGCAGATTTTTCTACTTTTTTACATGAAACAGCGCATTATATGTTGTCTGTCATGGAAGACATAGCAATGTCTGGTCAAGGATCGCAACAACAACAAGATGATTTTCAATCATTGTTAGATTTTTTTGGTGTTAAAGATATAGATACATGGAGCAAACTATCTTTAGATGAAAAAAGAAAATATCACGAAAGTTTTGCATATAATTATGAAATTTATTTATTTGAAGGCAAAGCACCAAATACAAAATTACAAGAAATATTTACTCAATTTCGTAAATTTTTAGAACGAATATATAAAACAATAAGAGATGAATTAAATTTATTATATAGAAATGAAAACGGTACAGATTTGCCAATACTTACTGATGAAATAAGAAGTGTTATGGATCGTATGATTGCTAGTACAGAACAAATTACACAGGCTGAAACAATATATGGAATGAAAGCTATGTTTCAAACACAGGAACAAAGCGGTATGGATGACGCAACATGGAATGAATATACAAAAGCAATACAAGAAGCAGAAAATAAATCTATAGAAGAATTATCAAAAGCTAGTATGCGACAAGTAAAATGGTTAAGTAATGCAAAAGATAAATATATAAAAAATTTACAAAAAGATGTAGCAAAGACAAGAAAAAAAGTAATGCAAGAAGAAACCAATAAAGCAGAAAAAGAAAAATTATATAGAGTACAAGCATTTTTAAAACGTGGTGAATTTGTTAACGACCAAGGAGAAAGAGTTGTAGCCGGAGAAGGTTACAAAATAACAACAGATTCATTACAAAAATTAGTACCTTTTTACGACATGAAATCTGAAATACAAAAATTGCGTAGACAACGCATGGTTGCAAAAGAAGGTATGCCTGTATCTCTTGTTGCTGAGATGTTTGGTTTTGCAGATGCAGTAGAGATGGTGAATGCGTTAGTAGATATGCGACCAATAAAAGAAGTAGTTATGGAGCGTACAGATCAACGTATGCTTAATGAGTTTAGTAACCTTACTGATCCAAGAAGACAAGAACTACAAGTACAAGAAGCAATACATAACGAAGCAAGAGCAAGATTTATATCTGTTGAATTACGTTTTCTATCTAAATCTATGCAGCCAGTACGATATCAAGTTGCTGCTGCCAAACAAGTTGCAAAAGATTTATTAGCTAAAAAGAAATTAAGAGATATTAGGCCATCACAATTTAGCCGTAATGAAATAAAAGCTGTTAAAGCTGCTGAAGCTGCAATGAAAAAAGGTGATACTCTTGCTGCAATTAAAGCAAAAAAATCACAATTATTAAATAATCAATTAGCTAAAGAAGCATTAGAAATACATAAAACATTTGATAAAGCACAAAAAGAATTTAAAAAAGTATTTGGTTCTGATAAAAAAATAGCCAAAACAAGAAATATGGATTTAGTAAGTGCTGCTAGAGCAATACTTGCTGCTTATGGTTTAGGCCCTGCTGTAGATAAACCTTCTGCATATACAGACAAATTACAAGCATACAATCCTGATATGTTTGAACAACTAAAACCATTAATAGAAGATTTATCAAATCAAGATGGGCAAGATATTAAGGATTTAACTACTGAAAAATTTGACACTGTATACGAAATGATTCAGACATTGTGGTATCAATCACGCAGAGACAAACAAGTAGTTATAGAAGGTAAACGTGTAGAGCTAGAAGCAGTAGTAGATGAATTAGTTGGTGTTATGTCGAGAATGGAAACACCAACACCAGTAGGAGTTGATGCAGCACCAAGAACACGAGTACGTTTTATGAGGGCAATGCAGCAAGGTAAAGCAATGGTAAGACGTATCGAGCATTGGGCAGATGGTATGGATGGTGCAACTAAAACTGGTCAGGGTTTAATTGGTAGCGTAGTTTTAGAGCGTGATGAGGTGCAAGCAGGTGCATTTACCAGATATATATGGCGTCCAGTAAAAGATGCACTAAATAAATACAGAGTAGAAAGAGCTAATTACACAAAAAAATATTCACAAATGATTGGCAAGTTAGATTTACCTAAAGGAAAAATTTTATCTGGAGAGTTTGGATATACATTTGGTAATGCAAACGGTGATTTTGGTAAAGCAGAATTACTTGGTGCTATGTTGCACACTGGTAATACAAGTAATTTACGCAAACTTTTATTAGGTAGAGGTTGGGCAAGTATTAATGAAGACGGATCAATAAACACTACTGCATGGGATACTTTTGTAACTCGTATGATTAATGAAGGAGTTCTTACTGCTAAAGATTATACGTTTTTACAGGAAGTCTGGGATCTTAATGAACAGATGAAACCTCTTATACAAAAAGCACATAACGATGTATATGGATATTATTTTAAAGAAGTAGAAGCAACACCTATAGTTAATAAGTATGGCTCATATAGAGGTGGTTATGTACCAGCTAAAACAGATCCATTTTTAGTAAGCGAAACAGAAATAAAAGCAAAATTAGAAGATTTAAGAAGTGAGTTTAGACAATCATTACCTTCTACTGGTAATGGGTTTACTTTAGAACGTGTAGAGTACAACAAACCATTATCGTTAGATTTACGCATAATGACTAAGCATATAGATGATGCATTACGTTTTGCGTTTGTACAACCTGCAATAGAAGATGTATTTAAAATTTTAAAGGATAGAAGATTTGCAAGTAGGTTATCAGAATTAGATCCGACCATAATGGACAATGCATTAATGCCTTGGTTAAATCGTTCTGCTCGTCAAACAACAATGACAGCAGGTAGGTTTAAAGGTTTTGATAAGTTTTGGACAAAAGTAAGGGCAAGTACTGGTGTTGGAATTATGTTTGCAAATATAAGAAATGGTTTGCAGCAATTTACAGGATATTTCCCTGCAATGATAAAGGTAGGGCCTAGTTATTTAAAAGGTGCATTAGCGCAGTATGTACAAAATCCAATGTCATTCCAAGAAGAAATAGCAGAACTATCGCCTTTTATGAAAGAACGTCAATTTAACCAAATATTTGATGTGCAAGATACATTAAATCAATTATTAATTAATCCAAACCAATACCAAAAAGTACAAAAATGGGCAGAAAGGCATGGATATTTTATGCAGCAAGCATTCCAAAACCAAGTTGATAGTGTAGTTTGGTCTGCTACTTACAACAAAGTTTTAACTGAAAGTCCAAAAACTATGTCTGAAATAGAAGTGCAAAAAGAAGCTATACAACAGGCAGATGCAAATGTACGTTTGACACAAGATAGTTTACAGGCAGAAGATTTAGCAGCATTCCAAGTTGGTTCACCTTTTTATAAAACTATGGTGCAATTTGGTGGTTATTTTAATATGATTGCAAACTTAAATGCTACACAATATAAAAAATTATTTAGAGATTTAGGATGGCGTGGAACAAAAGGCCAATTGTTTATGACATATTTATTAGGTTTTGCTATGCCAGCTTTTGTTGCAGATTTAATAGTTAGAGCAACAGGTGGTGATTTAGATGATAAAGATGAAGACGGATATATAGACGATGTTGCAGGTTGGTTTTTTGGTTCACAGTTTAGAGCAACTTTTGCTTTAGTACCATTTGGAAATATAGCAATTGTACCGTTTAATTCATTTAACGATTTACCATATGATGATCGCATAACAACAAGTCCATCAATATCAACTTTAGAAGCAGCAACTGTTGGTACAACTAGAACTCTTATAAATGCTGCTGATCCTGATAAAGAAATTACAGGTAAAAATGTAAGGGATATATTGTCATTAATGACATTAATTACTGGTATACCATTTACATCTATTGGCCGTCCTATTAGTGTTCAGTTTGATATTAATAGAGGTGTGATAGATCCAGAAAATACACCAGATTATATAAGAGCATTAATTACAGGTAAAGCTAGTCGCAGAAGTAGGGAATAAGGCGTGACCGTAATAAAGAAATCTAGTAGTAACCTTAATAAGATAGTGAATAAGTCTAGTTAATGACGATAAATTCGACTACAAGAAAGACTAATCCTTTTGTAGGTAACGGTTCTGCACATACTTTTCCTTTTGCTTTTAAAGTTTTTACAGATGCAGATATTGTTGTAAAAAAATTAGAAGCCAGCACAAGTATAGAAACGACATTAACTTTAGGATTAAACAACGATTATATAGTTACTTTAAACGCAGACCAAAATAGCAACCCCGGTGGTAGCGTTACTTTAAAATCAGGCGGTAATAATCAAAATTTAGCTAGTGGTTTTTCTATTGTTATAACTAGTGCAGTTCAATCTTTACAAGGCACAGATCTTACAAACCAAGGTGGTTTTTTCCCAGAAGTTATAAATGATGCACTAGATAAATCAACAATTTTACATCAGCAACAACAAACTGAATTAGATAGGTCAATTAGATTTTCTCTAACTAATACTATTGGTAGTTTAGAAATTACAGAAAATGCTGCTAATCGTGCTAATAAAGTTTTAGGTTTTGATAATTTAGGTGAATTTCAAGTATTAAAAGAACTTGGAACATACCGTGGCAATTGGACAGCAGGTAGAGATTATGCTGTTAGAGATTTAGTAAAAGATACTTCTACTAATAATATTTTCTTTTGTAATACAGCGCATACATCTAGTGGATCACAACCATTAACAACAAACACTAACTCTGCAAACTGGGATCTTATTGTAGACGCAGCAACTGCAACTACATCAGCAACTAACGCAGCGTCATCAGCTACGGCAGCAGCTAACTCTGCAACAGCAGCAGCCAATAGTGCGACAGCAGCAGCAACATCTGAAACAAATGCAGGTAACAGTGCAACAACTGCAAACACACACAAGAATGACGCACAAACTGCAAAGACAGCAGCCGAGACAGCTAAAACGGCTGCGGAAACAGCCAAGACCGCAGCAGAAACTGCGCTCGATTCTTTTGATGATAGATATCTAGGTGCTAAAGCAAACAATCCAACAGTTGATAATGACGGCAACGCATTAATAGACGGAGCATTATATTTTAATACTACTGTTAATAGAATGAGAGTCTATGACCTTGGCAATACTTCATGGTTAGAAGTAACTATTGCCGGTACAGATCTTGCAAATACTAATACAGTAGCTGGAGCAATCACAAACGTTAATAACGTTGGTGGATCTATAGCAAACGTTAATGCAGTAGGCGGTGCTATAGCTAACGTAAATACTGTTGCTTCTGAAATTAATAACAACAAATTACAAACGGTAGCTAATAATATTAACGCAGTTGTTACTGCTGCTGACGATTTAAATGAAGCTACATCCGAAATTGACACAGTTGCAACTAACATTACTAACGTCAATTTAGTTGGTAATAATATTAGCAATATTAATGCAATTGGTACTGTATTAGCAGGTCAAACAACTTTTGCAATTACTGTTGCTAACAATGTGTTTTATGTTGATGGTGCGTCAAAACCTACTTTAAATTTAATTAGAGGATATACATATATATTTAATCAGGCAGATAATACAAATAGCGGTCATCCATTAGCTTTTAAAGATTCAGGCGGTAATGCGTATACAAGTGGAGTAACAGTTAACGGCACAGCAGGTCAAGCAGGGGCAAACGTAACTTTTGTTGTACCTGCAAATGCCCCTGCATCATTACGTTATTACTGCACTGTACATGGCAATAATATGGGTAACACCATTGCAGTAGGCGATGACAACATTGGTGTGGTTGCTAGTAATATTAGTAATGTTAATACTGTTGGTGGTGCAATTGCTAACGTTAACAACGTAGGTGGCAGCATTGCAAATGTAAACACTGTAGCTAGTAACCTTAGTGGTGTTAACTCTTTTGCTGCAAGATACAGAACTGATAATACAGGTAATAACCCATCAACAGATTTAGATGGTGGTGATTTATTTTTCAACCAAGCAAGCGGAAAACTTCTTGTTTATAATGCTCAAGCTAATGGTGGTAATGGAGCATGGGAGGAAACGCAATCTGTTGGTAATTTCTTTATAAATACTCTTAGCAGTTTTAGTGGTACTGGTGGTAATAGTGCAACATTTAATGGTTCTGCATACAAATTTACATTAAGTAATGCAGGTCAGTTTGCTCAACAAATGCTGGTCAGCATTAATGGTGTAGTACAAAAACCTAACACAGGTACAGGACAACCAAGCGAAGGTTTTGCATTAGATGGTGCAAACATTGTATTTAGTAGCCCACCTCCATCTGGTGCTGATTTCTTTATTGTTACTATTGGTGCTTCTGTAAGTATTGGAACTCCTAGTGACGGAACAGTAACAGAAGCAAAATTAAATGTATCAAATAATCCTGTTAATGGATATTTCTTGCAAGCACAATCTAGTGCAGCAGGTGGTTTAACTTGGGCGCAAGTAACTACAGACTTAGTTGGTGACACATCACCACAGTTAGGCGGTAACTTAGACGCTAACAGTAATAGTATTGTTTTTGGAGATTCAAACAATGATGCAGTTGCCTCTGGAAATGTAAACAGATTAAAGTTTGGTGCTGGTACAGAC